AAGCTAATATGCAGACTATCTTTGATAAGGATATGGCTGTAAACCTAACTGTTGCTAGAACCAGTGGATGGGATGCTACGTTGAAGGCAATGAAACCTACGAAGACGTGGGATGATTTAGATACTAAGTATCAGAGAGTATTAGCGTCACTGGCTTACAATATGGGAGGCAAAGTAGCTTCTACATTTAAGAAGGCATTAACGGCTGCTGTCGATAAGAACGATGTAACCTTCGCTAAGGAACTTCGTAGAATGACTACCGTTGCTGCGACTGACACTAAGAAAGCATACAAGAAGTATACAGCTGGAATGGATAATAGAGCAATGAAGGAGCTTTATGCTGCTGGCTTTATTACTACACAAGCAGAGTATGACTTATACAAGAAGAACCTCCCGTTAGCAAAGACAGCTAGTTATAATGGGATGACACTGTAAATAACATAAAGGAAGTATATGCCAATTAATGAATTAGGTGAGTTTGAACAGAGCTCCTATCAACAGAGCCTTGACAGAGGCTTCTCACAAGCAGCTCCAGAGAAGGAGCAGTTTAAACAAAGCGATTCAAGTGCATTGTTTACAGCTTTTAACTCTGTCGGTGCTTTGATGAAGAGGCACGAATATAACCAAGCAGAAGTAGACTTATCTCGCTATGAAGGGAAGGACTTCAATATAGATAACCTACGTACAACCCTTACGGAGCAAGGACATACTCCATCTGTTATTGAGAATACATTAGCTAGTCCAGTTACCTCTTGGTTAGAAGCTGAGAGAAGGGCTAGATACCTTGATAACTTAGAGTCAAGTAACCGTCAGATAAACCAGAACTACTCTACATTTGGTATGCTCGCTGCGGGTATCCCTATGGCGTTAGTTGATATAGACTCCTTACTTATCAGCCCTATGTTAGCGGGGGTTAGTAAAGTAAACAAAGTAATGAACCTGTCATCTAAAGCAGCTAAAGTGACTAGTAATGTAGTTGCTGGTGGTGGGGTTGGTGCTGCTTCTATGCTTACCTATGAAGCATCTACTGGTGTGTACGATGACGGCTCCCTTATTGAGAGTACCCTTGTTGGTGCTGCCTTTGGTGGTACCCTAGGGATGTTCATAGAGAAGGGGCAAGGTCAGAACCTCATCCGTGACTTAGATGATAACGGTAATGTAGTCTCTAAAGAAGATAAGATTATTGAAAGGATGGCTGAAGCTAATCTCCAGAAGAAGGAGATTGATAGTATAGAGGCTGAACTCAGTGCCTTACAGAAGAAAGAGAAGGCGGCGACAGGTGATGTTAAGGCTTCTACTGCTAATGATAAGGGAAGAGCTGCTACTGATATACGCATCCAGAAGGAGAAAGCTCTTGTACAACGTAAGCAAACACAGAAGGACTTTACTACTGCTGTTGCTACTGTAGCTAATCTAGATAAGAAAGCTATCCCTGAGGTTGCACGTACTATCAAAGCTGTCACTAAGGAACTTAAGGTAGCTCAGGCTAAGTATGCTCCTGTTAAGAAAGCTGAGGTGTTCCAAGCCAAGGTTACTAAAGCCATCGCTAAGGCCGAGCGTGCTATCGCTGGACTAAAGACTAAGCTACAAGCTACGGATAAGCCTAGAGGCACTACTAAGCAAATCAATGAGGATATCAAAGCACAGAGAGCATCTATCAAGGTACTTAAGCAAGAGATGAAGGAATCACAAGCCTCCATCAAAGCTTTAGCTGTACCTAAGGATACTCTAAGTACTATTGGTAAACTAGAGGGGCAGAATAAGTCATTAGCTAAGCAGATGGAAGACCTCCAGAAGAAGTCAACGACTGCTAAGGTTACGAAGGCTATGGCTGAAAAGGAACTGTCAGGTGCTCGTACTAAGTACAATGGCCTTAACCCTAAGGCTCCTAAACCAGGTGAGATAACTAAGAGCTTTGAGACAGCTTCCCTTGAAGAGAAGTTAGCTAGCTACGGTGCTTCATTATCCCCACAAGGCATTCGAAACCTTATGGAGAAGAAAGGTGCTTTAGAAAGCGACATAGCTAAGATGGCAGAGGGTGACTTCAACATCAGTTCTATCAGAGCCCTTCAGAAGCAGAAGCGTAACTTCATTCAGAAGCTATCAGAGGAGCTTGACGAGGTTGGACGTACAAAGAGCTATGAAGAGTCAGCTCCATACAAATCATTGCCTGAGTGGGCACAGAAGCTCCTTATATCGCCTATAGCTAACCTCCTCCACAGTACCAATAGAACGGTAGCTGGATTTGCTTCTAAGTTACATACTAGCACCGTACACCAAGGCAAGGCTCAAACCTATACCGCTGCGAATGTTAAGTATATGATGGATGATAAGCTTAACCGTATGCATAAGTCTATTTCTTACTCTTGGAGACAAGCTGTTAAGGAAGGGTATGGTGGTGATTTGAATAAGTTCACTACTGAGATGATGGGTAGTGCCTATAAGACAATGGGTGATATTAAACGTCAATACTTTACAGGTATCCCAGCAGATATCATTGGTATGGAGAGAAGGAAACTAGCTGATGCTAGAGAAGGCTCTATTGTACGTAACCACTTCCACGAGAATAAGTGGATTGTGCAAGGTATTGATGATATGTTAGATTATTATGAAGGTATCCATAAGAAAGGCAAGGGTCTTGGTATGGAAGCATTTGTAGGGTCATTAGGTAAAGGGTACATAAACAGAGCCTACTCTCTTGCAAAGATTACAGCGATGGGAGAAGTTAAGGCTATCGAGTATCTAACTGAGGCTCAGATAAACTTTGCACGTGCTACTAACTCTACCTTAAATGATGAGGTTATTGCTGGGTTTGCTGCTAGTGCTAAGACTGCCATACGTGGTACTCTTGATAGAGAAGCTAAGTATAAGCAGCTGACTGAAGACTTTGGTGCACCTGTACAATCAACCACCTCCTCACTTAAACAACGAGGTATTGATGTCTTTGATGATGAGATAGCAGACTTACTAGAAGACAACCTAGCTGGCATTACCGCTACTTACGGCTTGAAGGCTCATGGTCGGATTGCTCTTAAGGAGATGTTAGGTGTTGATAGAGATTCTCAGATAAAGGGATTGATTGACCAGCTTGACCCAAGCACTAAGGATAGGGATAACCTTAACGTAGTCATTGAGACTATCTTAGGGACTAGGGAGATGTCCAAGACCCCTTATGACCCTTTCACTAGAGCTATTAAGGGGCTAGGGTCGCTGACAAGTGCTATGCATACTCTAGGGTTTGTAGTACCTACCGTTACTGAGATATCCTCACTTGCTAAAGAGTTTGGATGGGGTAAGACTATGAATTCTTTAGTAGGTACCCCTAAGCAGATAGCTGAACTATACCGGAATGGTACACCAAGCGAAAGGAACACTATTGAGCTTATGGTATCCTATGGTGACATACACTTTAACAGGAGTACTAGCCGTATTGATGTTATGGGTAATATGGATTCAGTAGGTAAACTACAAGAGTTCTTAGATGATGTTGTACAGAAGGAAGCTATCTATGGTGGCCTCTTACCTGTAACCGATATGCTTAAGATGTCAGCTGCTTCATTGTCCGTAGACTTTATAGCTGGGTTATCTATACAAGCTAAGGTTAGTAAGACAGATAGGATGAGACTCCAGGATATGGGGTTTGACCTAGAAGACTTACCAGCTATTAGAAAGACCTTACAGGTACACCCTGATGGTCGTATAGGTAATATGGATAGAAAGACTTGGGGCAAGATGGATGAGAGGATAACCCTTGGGGTAATGGAGATGGTCAATAGAACTATACTCCATCCTGATGGGGCTACTCTACCTAAGTTTATGACTAACATGGACGGAGGGCAATTCGTACCTCGTATTATGATGAAGTTCATGAGATTCCCTTTCGAGTCTTATGAGAGACTATTAATACGTGGTATCCAAGAAGCTGATGCTAAGCAGATGATGGCAGTAGTAGGTAACGTTGCTATGTGGACAGCTATCCTATCTATGAAGGACGCTATCAAAGACGAAGATAAGCAGAAGTACAAGGGAGAGGAAGGTCTTAATGCATTAGCTAAGGACTCCTTCCTCTACAACTCCTTTACGTCACTACCTGTCGCTATGGCTGATACTGTTCATGGTATAGCCTTTGGTGAAAACCTTACTAACGACTACAAACATAACATTGGTGGAGCAGTAACTAGTACGCTGAACAGAACTCAACAAGGAAAGGTTCGTGTCTCTGTTCCCTTTGGAGCAGTTGAAGCGGATATTGCTGGAGGGGTTAATAGCGCACTAGAGACACTCAATATCTTTGAAGAGTTTAATAAGGAATAACTATGGTAATTAAACCAAAAGCTTCACTCGATCAACTCAACAACCTCCACGGTATGGTAGCTCAAGAACTAGCAGCTAATATCGGAGACCCTAAGATGTTAGCCCATGCTATCAAGTTCCTAAAGGATAATGATATCACAGCGGACATCGTAGAGTCGGAGTCAATGATGAGCTTAACTGATTCAATTAAACGTATTGCCCAGGAATCTAAGGATACCTCTGGGTTTAGTGTAGAGCAAATGCTCTTACAGGCTCATTAGAGTACCATAGAGAGGTCTTTACCAGTCCACCTACCCAACTATATACCTGAGAGGGTGTTAAGGGCGTGGTGGGCTACCTAAAGAGTTCTTATTAAAGGAGAGATATGACAGAACATGAAACTAAGCAAATAATCCAGGACTTTAAGGTTTTCTTAAAGCATACCTGGCAGCACTTACGACTACCCAATCCAACCCGTATGCAGTATATGATTGCTGATTATCTACAGGAAGGACATACCCGTTCACAGTTAGAAGCGTTACGTGGTATAGGCAAGACTTGGATAACAGGGGCTTACGTAGCCTGGAGATTATTACGTGACCCTAACGAGAAGATACTTATTGTCTCACAGTCAGGTGCTCACTCAGATAACATCTCCATCTTCATCCGCAGCTTGATTGATACAATGGAAATACTAGCTCATCTACAGCCTCGACCTGACCAACGTGGTTCAGTTGTTGCCTTTGATGTTAATGGTTGTGGTATATCCGTACAGCCTTCAGTTAAGGCATTAGGTATTACCTCACAGCTACAGGGTAACCGTGCAAGCTTACTGATATCAGATGATGTCGAAGGGGCGCAGAATAGTGCTACCGAGAAGCGTAGACAAGACTTACTTAAACAGATAGCTGAGTACGAGGCTATCCTACAGACAACTGACGGAGCACAAATCCTTGTACTAGGTACTCCTCAGACCTCTGAGTCTATTTATAACAGACTGAGAGATAAAGGCTATGTTACCCGTGTGTATCCAGCACGTTACCCAGAGGATATTAATAGCTATGCAGGGTGTCTTGCAGAATATATTACAGAAGACCTAGCTAACAACCCCTCACTAGTTAATACCCCAATAGATAGTAGATTTACTGAAGAAGACCTCTATCGAAGAGAATTAAGTTATGGACGTAGTGGTTTTAAGCTACAGTTTATGCTCGATACTACGTTGAGTGATGCTGAGAAGTATCCTCTAAAGACTCGAGATTTGCTCGTCACGGACTTATCTCCTTCACAAGCCCCTACTAGACTACTTTGGAGTTCTATGGGCACACAGACCATCTCAGAGATTCCTAACGTAGGGTTTACAGGTGATACAATGCAACGCCCTTCGCTCCAGGAGGAGTTTAGTAAGTATGAAGGCTCTGTACTCGCTATTGACCCTAGTGGTCGTGGTAAGGATGAGATGGGGTGGGCAGTAGTCAACCACCTCCACGGTACTGTATTTATCCCAGGGTTTGGTGGCCTCCAAGGAGGATACGAAGAAGCAAACCTTATCCAACTAGCTGAGATAGCTAAGGAGTATGCTGTTAATAAGATAGTTATTGAGAGTAACTTTGGTAGACATAATTGCCTAAGTATAAACAGGGATTTAATTCGGTGAAACTCCAGAACGGACAATACCGAGCGAAGCCTCTAACGAGGAACGTGTAACGACTATTTCGAAAGGAAGTACACTCAAGCGAGTGGAAACAGTCCCCAACGAGTGTGACAACAAGATGGGAAGTACAATGAGTAACAAACAGTACCATGTAGTATACAAGACTACAAACACAATAAACAACAAGATATACATAGGACTCCATTCAACCAATAAAGTAGATGATAACTACTTAGGGAGTGGATGGGTTCTTAAAGATGCAATAAAGAAGTATGGTAGGGATAAGTTCACTAAGGACGTACTCTATGTATACAGTACCAGGAAAGAAGCTAGGCAGACAGAAGCATTGATAGTCGATGAAGAGTTCTGTTTACGAAAGGATACTTACAACTTAGCGGTTGGAGGTATGGGTGTAGAAGACCAGACAGGTAGTAACAACCACCGCTTCGGTAAGAAAGCACTTAATGCAAAGAAAGTAATGGCAGTACACAAAGATGGAAGAGTAGTAATAGCAGAGAGCATCAGGGAACTGAGTGATTCAATAGGAATTGCTAGAGGAAACATTAGAAACTTAATCAACAAAAACATCCGAGGTAAACTTGGTTGGAATGTCACACTCGTTGAAGATATAGTCTAATCTGTATAGGAATATGCAGCAGTTCACAATGAACGGGGTAAGGGTTCGCGTCCTTACTCGAATATAATGGATGGGATGTTCAGTTCCTTGCTGAGTCCTGTACTTAACGCTATCTACCCTTGTGCTATTGAAGAGATACGTAACCATATCCAGAAGGAACGTAGGATTATAGATACCCTTGAGCCGTTAATGAACCAACATAGATTGGTAATTGATTACTCTGCTATCCAGAAGGATATTACATTCGGCTTAAGTGAGCCTAAGAACCTATATTACTCCTTGATGTACCAGATGACTCACCTTACCCAGGATAGAGGTTCATTGGTACATGATGATAGACTAGATACCGTTACCCTTGGTGTCCAGTACTGGAACGAGTATGGTATCCTTAAGCAAGATAGTGAATTAGCTCTAGGGCAATACAAGAAGAAACAGACTCTTGATGAACTGAAGAGACGAGGTAATATATTTCGTAGTCAGCAGCTAGGTAATGGTAAGTCTAAGAGTAACTCCTTGAGTCGCTTAAAGGCCTTCGGTTAGTTACTGATAATTACTATGTTTTATTACTAAAAGTGGTGGTTGTAGTGGTAGGCTACAGCCCGCTATGAGTCTCACTTTCGTTAAAACGACACTAGTAGGTAAGAAAAAAGAACCTTTTAGCTACCTAAGAGTAAACTAAGAGTAAACCTTATCGCTACCTAAAGCTTAGCTTAAATAGCTACTAGGTTCTTTAGGTTCGATATCGGTACTTAAAGATAGTTATTTAGTTTCCTATCGGTATACTTTAAGCCTGCGTTTAGTTTCATATCGACTCTTTAATCGAGGTTTGATATGGAGGCTAAACGATACTATTAGTCTAACCACTACAGCTACCACCTCAACTACCTTACTAATCTATTCACTATCAGCTACAAGTAACTACCTGTAACTATAAGTGACCCTCCCGTACTACCACAAAGAAACCATAAAAATACTTAAAAAATGTCAGTGGGTATCACATAAAGAACCCGCGCGCCTGCCCCCCCGTACCCGCCCGCCTACCCACACGCACACCCACATGCGCCCGCGTAATAAAACTCCTTCAAGCCTACCTTATGCACCATCAAGCCTCCTTATGCACCATCAAGCTAATGCTAATGATTCTCATCTAGTATACCCTTTGCCTCTTAGCGCGAATTAGCGCACCAATATGATGCATTGCACCAACATGAAGCATACTCTAGCCTCCCCTTTTACTCTTACCGCGAATTAAGGCCTCACACGTCCTCACAGCCTCACCACGCTACACAAAGCTAAAACCCTAGCATATCCCTAGCTATCCTCAGAAGTCCTTAAATTGCCTCTAAATATACTCTTATAACGCACGCGTGTATACGCGCCCACCTGTTTCCATTACACGGCCACTGCTATATTCTTTTAAGTCTATTTGTAATTAACCTTTGACAATATTCTAATAGTTG